CCCCGCCCCTCGGCGGGTTTTTTTTCGCCCGCTCTCAGCGGGTTTTTTTATGCCCGTGAGGAACCCCAATGGCTGACCCTACTACTTACCTGAATGCAACCGTCTCAATCTCCACCGTCGCGCAGAACGTTGACATCAACGAAGCCGCGTTCGAGGGGCTGAGCTACACCGAGATCGCCAACGTCGGAACGATTGGCCAGTACGGCAACGAAACCAACATGGTGAATTACCCCGTGCTGGCACGCGCGTTGACTCTCAAGGCCAAAGGCCAGACCGACGGCGGCAGCTTCACGATCGAATGCGCCGTTGACCTGGTGGACGCCGGGCAGGTCGCCTTCAAGGCTGCTGGCCAGCCAGCCGTGCGCGACTCTTACGCCTTCAAGCTCGATCTGCCGAACGGCGCCGTGCACTACCTGCGCGGCCCGGTTGCCGGTCCGGTCTATCCGGGCGGCGGCAATGAGGACTTCATCCGATCGGTGTTTACCGTCGGCGTGAATCAGTTCCTCGAAGCGACCGTTTCGGCTTAACGCCACCCCTTCCGTCGGCCTAGCCCTCATGAGGGCGAAAAGGGACCTGATCCGCCCCCTGGCCGGTGGATTCATTTGGATCGATCAGATGAGGATCAACTAATGGATATTTCCGCAGCTTTCACCCCTGTTTCAACCCGCCCGCTCAAGATTTTGCACCCCGGCACTGATGAGCCGACCGGCCTTGTCCTGAACCTGCGCCCGCTAACTGACCGCAAGGTCAAGAAAGTGAAGCACGACATCCAGAACAAGCGCTTGGCGAGCCGGAAATTCAAGGTCACGTCGGAGCAGCTTGAGAACCAGACCCTCGAAATCCACATCGCGTGCGTGGAGAGCTGGGAATGGAACGGCGACTCCAACTGGGGCGGAAAGAAGCTCGATTTCACCGAAGAAAACGTCCGCGAGGTTTTGAGCAACCCAATCGTCAGCGATCAGGTTGACGCAGACCTTGGCGACATCGCGGGTTTTTTGGAGAACTGACCGAAGCCCTGATCGAGGCCGTCGAACACCACGTTCGGTATTCGATCCTCGGATCAGACGGGATTTCGCGCCGAGAGCGCAACGAGCGCTTCAAGACGCGGACCCCTGATGAGCCTGAAATCCCGGACGTGGTGACGCACGTCTGGGACCACTTCCACGAACTATCAAACCAGCGCCACAGCGGGCCGGAGCCCCTGTCATGGGGCGAGATTGAATCGTGGTCGCGGCTCACCGGAACGCCGGTCAGTAACGACGAAGTATCGATGCTCATTGCGATGGACAGCGCCTATCGGCATGCCGTCAGCAACGAGCAATCAAGCAACAGAAAGCAAGCCCAACCGGAACCCAAGGGAGGTAGATGAATGGACATCGCTGAACTTGGATTCCGCGCGGACTCCAGTAGCGTCCGCACTGCGACGCGAGACCTTGACCGACTGTCTGGCACCACTCGCAAGACCGAAACCGCAACGCAGCGGCTTGAGCGTGAGAACGCGAAGCTGGAGCGGTCGTTCTTCGGCGTGCGCAATGCTGTCGTCGGCTTCGTGGGCGCCTTTGCATCGATTCAAGGCATCCAGGCGCTGTCTCGCATCGCCGATCAGTACGCCAACATGACGACGCAAATTCGTCTGGCGACCAACGGACAGGAAGCGTTCGCGGCGGCAAGTGCTGAGGTGTTCGCCATCTCGCAGCGCACCAGCACGGCGCTGGCCAGCACCACGAACCTGTATGCCCGAATTACCCGGTCGACGGCTGAGTACGGCATTGAACAGGCCCGCATCCTCGCCATCACCGAGACGATCAACCAGACGTTTGCGGTGTCGGGCACGGCTGCCGCCAATCAGGCGAACGCCATCACGCAGTTGACGCAAGCCTTCGCGGGCGGCGTGCTGCGGGCCGAGGAATTTAACTCAGTCATCGAAAACAGCCCCCGGCTTGCGCAGGCGCTGGCCGATGGCTTGGGCATTGGTATTGGCGCACTGCGTCAGCAAGTCAACGACGGCGAAATCACCGTCCAACGGATGATCGCAGCGCTTGAGAGTCAGGCGCAGGCCGTCGAGGAAGAATTCTCGCGCATGCCGATCACGATTGAACGCGGGTTCACGCAGGTGAGCAACGCGGTTCTGAAATTCATCGGCGAAGCGGATCAAGCGCGTGGTGTTTCGGCAGCGTTGGGGGGCTCGCTGGCGGCGCTTGCCGAGAACCTTGGCCTTGTCATCAACGCGCTGGCTGTCGTCACGGTGGCAGCGGCCGGGGTAGGGTTGGGGCGGTTGTCCTCTTCGGTCATCGGATCGGGCGTCGCCTTCGCGCAGGCTTCGGCAGTGACGCGCGCGCACTCAGCCGCGCTTGTTGAGAATGCCCAGAGAGAAGCCGCCAGCGCTGCCGCATCGCTTGCATCTGCCCGCGCCTCAGAGGTCAAGGCGGCGGCAGAGGTCAACAGCGTCCGCGCTGTGGTGGCTTCCGTGCGGGCAGAGGTTGAGTTGGAGAAAGTCCGACTCCGAGCGCAGATTACCGAACAGGGCCGGGCCGCCACGATTCAGCGCATGGTTGCCGCAAGCGCATCACTGGCATCAGCCAACAGACTGTTGGCCACCACTGAAACCGCGCTTGCTGGCGCCACTGCCGCAACTGCCGCCTCACAGACCGCGAAAGCAGCTGCCACTGCGCGCGCTACTGCCGCAACTGCGGCGGCCACCCTTGGCGCAAGGGCACTCGCTGCCGGAATCGCCGTCGTCCGTGGCGCGCTGGCTTTGGTTGGCGGCCCTATCGGCGCCGTGGTCGTTGGACTGACCGCTCTGGTGCTTTGGTTCAACCGGGCACGTGATGCGGCTGGAGAGCTGTCCGGAGCGCCTCAGAAATCAATCAGCGAATTGGCTGATGAGGCAGAACGCTTACGTTCTGGCGGGCCATTGCTGGCACCCGACCAATTACGTGGCGTGGAAGAGGCGCAGGCGCAAATTCAACGGCTTGCCAACGCGATGGGCATCTATGAAGCGCAACGCCAAGCTGCGATAGCGGCGGGCGACACCTTCGGCGCCACTCAGATCGCCGTCGAGATGAACAACGTCGCAGGCGCAATCGAGAAGACCGCCAATGACATCCGTCGGCTGAATGAGGCGGTCAAGCCGGTGCCGATTGTGCTTGGCGAGACAGAAACCGCCGCAACTGCCGCAGCCGACGCCATTGGCAACCTCTCCACCGCCGAAGCCGACCGCCTAGCCGACCTGCAAGAACAGATCGCTTTTCAGACCCGCATCAACGAACTGATGCGCGATGGCCGCACCGAATCCGAAGCGCGGTTTGTCGCTGAGTTTGAAGCGGCAGATGCGCTGACGCGGCAGTTGATGGTGCAGCAACAAGTGACCGAGGGCCTAGCCAATGCGCAGAATGAAGCCGCGCGCGCCGCTACCGCAACCGCCGAAGCCAACAAGCGCGCCCAAGAAGAAGCCGCAACTGCCGCCCAACGCGCCGCAGACGAAACCGCAGCTGCTGCGCAGCGTATGCGTGATGAGCTGAATCGCGGCATCACTGATGGCCTGCTGCGGGGCTTTGAGGCGGGCAAGAGTTTTGCTGACAATTTCATCGACGTACTCAAGGCGCAGTTCCAGTCACTGGTGCTGCGCCCGACAATCAGCTTCATCGTTTCAGGCATTCAGAGCGCTATTGGCCAGATCGGCGGGGCGGCGTTTTCATCTCTGACGGGTGGCGGTGGCATCGCTGGCCTGTTGGGCGGGACGAGCGGCGGCATCGGGGCCGCGATCTTTAACGGCACGCTGCCGCTGATCGATGCCATCGGCAACACGTTCCCGACGCTGGCCTCATCGCTGACTAATCTAAGCGCAAGCCTCACTGCGCTTTCGCCGGGCATGCTGGCCCTTGGGGCGGCTGGGGCTGCTGGACTATTTGCAGTCGGTCGCGGCCTGGCCGTCGATAACAGCCGTGTCGGCGAAAACGTCCAGGGCGCGGCTGCAGTGCTTAACCCGTTGTCACTTGTTGCCAGCGGTCTTGACCGCATCACCGGCGGCGGAGCTTTCGGGACCAAATTCAGAACCGTTGGGCAGGAGCTGACGCTATCCGTCGAGGACGGCGTGATCGAATCCATGCTCTGGGTCACGCAGAGCCGCAAGCGCTCCGGCTTTCGTGGCCGCAAGTGGCGCGCGTGGTCTGAAGAGTTCAACACCGAGATATTCCAAGCCGCATTCGATTCGCTGGCCGAAACAGCTGGGCAGGCGGCGCGTCTTGCGGGCACCGGGCTTGACCTGAGTGCGACGATTCAACGCGACATCTTCCGCGACGAGAACGGCGCTCAACTGGCGTTTGATGACCTCGCCACCGTGATTGCTGAACGCATCGTCCCCGGTATCCGCGACTTCTCGCGCGAGGGTGAAACGGTCGCCACCACGTTCGCACGCATCACTGCGCAGGCCCAGGGCCTGGACGCCGGGTTGATGGGCCTCAACACGTCTTTGTCGGGCGTGGCTCTTTTCGAGCAGGCCGAGCGTCTGTCTCAGGTGTTTGGCGATCAGTTGTCCGGCTCAATGTCGTCTCTGCAATCGGTGTTGCTGACATCGGAGCAGCAATTCGAAAATCTGAGGACCGTATTGTCAGGTGCCTTGGGTGAAGTCGGCGTTGCGCTGACCGACAGCCGGGAAAATCTGCTGGGTATCGTGCAGGGGCTAGATCTGACGACCGAATCTGGCATCCGTGCTTACGAAGTACTACTCGCCGCAGCGCCGCAGCTGGGGCAGTTCTTCGACACACTGGATCAGCGGGCGGATGAGGCTGCACGCAACGCGGAGCAGGTAGCCGCCGCGTCTGAACAAGCCCGCCAAGCCGAACTAGCACTGGCCGCCGCACGCTATCAGCAGTCACGCGGCTTGCTCGATCAGATCGCCGTGCTGACCTCGCTCGACCCCGAGATGACGCAGCTTGAGCAACGCTTCCGCGACCTACGTGCTGAGGCCGGGCAGGACGTTGGGTTGATTGAACTGGTCAACCGGCTGAGCGAGTTGGAAGTCGGGGCGTTGTTGGCCGCCCGCGCCGCTGAAACAGCCGCCGCAGCCCAGCAGGCCATGGCCGACGCTATCACCGCAGCGCAATCCCGCGTCAGCAGCGCCGAGCAGGCTTTGGAACAAGCTCAGGAAGCACAGCGCAACGCTCAGGTCGCGGTGCTGAACGAACAGATCGAAGGCGAGCGCGCACGGTTTGCGGTGATCCAAGAGGGCATCCGCGATCAACTCGCAGCCGAGACGGCATCGATCAACGCCCGCATTGCTGGTGCGCGTGACGTTGCCAGTGCATCGCAGGCGCTTGTGGGCCTGTTGAGCGGTGCAGCGTCCAGCGTTGCCGGGCTGTCGCTCTCGCGTGCGCAGGCGCTGAGCAACTTGCAAAGCATCGGGGCAGGGCGCTTGTCCGTTACGCCGGGGCTTGAGCGCTCGGTGTCGGCGGCACAGCAATTCGAGGCTGACGATTTTGCGTCGCAGATCGAGATGGCCACGGCGCAATCGCTGACGGCTGAAACGCTTGCGCAGCTTGCCGGCCGTGCCGAGAAACAACTGAGCGCGGACGAACGGACCGTTGATGTGCTGGAACGCAGCCTGATCTACGCACAGGCCCGCGCTGACCGCGAATTGGCCGTTGCCGAGGCACAGCATCTGGTCGAGATCGAGATGATCGATGAGCAGATCAGGCTCATCAACAACACGGTGTCGGCAATCGAGCAACTGCGCATCGCCAATCAGGGCGTTGCTCAGGCCGAGGCGGAGCTTGATGCAGCGCGCGGGGAGCTATTGCGGGCGCAGCATGCGCAGTTGCTATCACAGGGCAACACCGCCAACTCGCTGGCCTCGCAGCAGCTATCGGCGCTACGCGGCATCGAGGGCAGCATCGGGGCGATCTTGTCCGAATCGGTGCCCGGCTTTGCCAGTGGCGGCATGCATTCGGGCGGCTTGCGCGTGGTGGGTGAAAACGGCCCCGAGCTTGAGGCAACCGGCCCTTCACGGATCTGGAACCAACAGCAGATCGGGGCGGCGGTGGGTGGTGGTGGTGACCCTGCGTTGCGTGCCGAGGTGGCGGCGCTGCGCCGCGAGGTGGCTTCGCTCAATAACGTCATGACCCAGACCGCCCGGAACACGGCGCGCAGCGCCAACACGCTTGATCGCGTGGAAACCCAAGGCGTGCCCATGCAGGTGATCGAATGAAAATCGTCAGCATCACGCCCGTAGAGGTCAGTGCGCTCACGTCCAGCGTGCCGCTGAGTGAAACGGAATGGTCAGCGGGCACCCACAACCTTGGCGAACAGCGACGCGTCGGGCTGGACTTGTACCAGGTGCTTGTCAGCAGCACGACCGACGAACCAACCGCCGGAGCCGTCGCAGACCCGCCAACCTGGGGGCTGTTGGGCAAGGTCAACCGCTGGCGCATGTTCGACGGATCGACGCTGGATCAGACCACCAACGCCGACGAAATCACCGTGGCGATTACGCCCGGATCAATCGTCAATGCGGTGGTGTTCAACCGCCTGGGTGGCGGCGGCGAGATCCGGGTTTGGATGGAAGATCCAACGGATGGCGTGGTTTTCGACGAGACCGTGAGCCTTATCGACAACAGCAATGTCGTCGACTTCTACACCTACTGCTTCGAGCCATTCCAGCAGCGTTTCGACCTCGCGTTTCTGAACCTGCCGCCCTACGGCGCGGCCACCATCAACGCTGAAATCACAGCCACCAATGCGGCTTGTGCAGAGATGTCGATTGGCTTTGTTCGTGAGATCGCCCTGACCCTAAACGGCACCTCAGTGGGGACCGTTCGCTTCGGCGTTCGCAGAACAGACGCATTCGGGCGGACCACATTCGTGCGCCGCCAATCGGTCAAGCGCGTGAATTTCGAGGTCATCGGCCCGACAGCTTCCATAGATCGATTCGTCCGGATTTTGGACAACGAGCGCGACCAACCCGCCGTCTTTATCGGCAGCGAGCTTTACGACTCGCTGATCGTTTTCGGCGCCTATCAAGACTTTGAAAAAACATTCTCCGGCCCGGCGTATAGCGACGGGACGATCCGGGTTGAAGGACTCTAGGAGCGACCACAAATGCCAGCACCCCAAGTACCGCAGATCACCACCCCTGCACCGAACCGGAATGACCCGGAGAACTTTAGCCCCCGGATGGACACTTTCCTTGGGGAGTTTCCGGATGTCATTGACGGCATAAACACGGTTGCCGATTACGTCGAGACCACCGCCGGAGAAGCCTCAGACAGCGCCACCGCCGCTGCCACCAGCGCCTCTGACGCCGACGACTTCCGCGCCTCAGCCCAAGTCGCCGCCGTCAACTCCGATCTTGCACGGGCTGAATCTCAGGACATCAAAGATTCAAACGAAGTCATCGCCGCTGCGGTGCAGAGTGCGGCGGGGTTGCCGTCGTTGGTGGGGCAGGCTGGGCGTGTCCTCAAGGTCAACGCTACCGAAGATGGCGTTGAATGGGGCGTCGGCATTGAGGACGAATACACCGTCATCACAGCATCGGGTGATTTCTCTAAAAGCCCGAATGCGACGTGGATACAAGTTGAGTGCATTGGCGGCGGTGCATCGGGCCGAAACAACGCAAGCACAACCAGCTCTGGCGGCGGTGGCGGCGGGCAGTCCGTGCGACAGTTGTTTCGTGCATCTGATGTTTCGTCGCCCATTTCTGTTGTTATCGGCGCCGGTGGCGCGGCAATTGCGAATGGGGTGGCAGCAGATGGAAATGTTGGCGGCAATACAACATTTGGCGCTTTATTGACTGCCAAAGGTGGGTTTGGAGGAACCTCATCAAGTGCGGGGAATCCCGGGGGCGCGGGCGGTGCTCTCGCAGATGCGACCACAACGAACAGTATTCCGTATCAATTTGGTTCGGCAGCTGGTTTTTCAAATACTGCAGGTCGCCCAACGGTATACGGGGGCGCTGGCGGCGGCGGTAGCGGCAACACAACCCAAGGCGCAGGCGGCGCGTCTCAATACGGCGGCTCAGGTGGGGCCGGTAATGGCTCGGCTGGTGTTCCCGGCGTAGCTGGCACAGCCCCCGGCGGCGGTGGCGGCGGATCAACCAACGACGGAGGCTCAGGTGCAGGCGCACGCGGCGAAGTGCGGGTGTGGCAATGGTAGTCCCCATCGGCCCCAGCGACATCGGCACAGCCGGGCTGCCCGGCTTCGGCGTAGGTGTGTCACTGCCCGCGTTGCCCGCAGGGTACACCTACCTCGGCGG